AGACTTTCGTCTAGAGTACAAAACTACAAAGTAGCGTCATAAGACGAAAGTTAACGAGGTGAAACCTATTGCTAGGAAAAGTGGTGGCCCGTCCACCCATTCGACGTTTAATATGGATTACCGACAGATACTCATAAATGAGGTCCTTGGACGCCTAAACACGATCATGCTTTACTTTTTATTCCACCTCATTAACAGACCCGAAGTGGTAGGGTATCAACTATTCACCTAGTATAGCGGTTGGGAGGATTCCACTCCCCGTGACGATTAAACAAAGTATATTTTTGGTGAGAACTCGTAAAAACTCATAATTGACTTACACAGCGGTTGGGAATGCACTATAAGCGTAGTAGGTTGGGACATTTAGAAAGTAAAACAATCCAAAATCTGGCCCAGTTGCCACTAGCGTATCTATGATATAATTATCATCAGTAGATTCCACCGGTAAGGGTGATAGAGTCTCCACTGTCAATTTCTCAAAGTCATTCACATCACCGTTTCCAACTGATGGATCGGTATTCAAAAATTTATACTGTGAGAAGAAAGGCATCTGAACACAAAGACCCGCTTGTGTCATCTGATTAGTCAAGGCAGAACCCTGCATACCAGCATAACCCAAATTTGCTCTGACAAATTGGGAGTCAGTCGTAGGATTTGAATTGACCAGAGTCTTACCAACGCTAGCGCCAAATGTGCGAAGAGCGCGCACACTCTTTGCTCCATACTTGGATTGAACATTGAATAAATAGCTCACACTTCCTCTATACCCCAAAAATGCATTAGAAATCCAGGATATGGGTGTCATCTCGCAGTAATTATATGTTGATGTCGTTCCGGAAATCTGTTTATTTGCACTTGAATAACCATTAGAGGCATATCCAGGACTCATAGGCAAACGAGCCACTGTCTTAGTACAAATATCATAACCTGTAGTTCCTGTCAAATTGTATCTCTCCGTAGATAACTTAGCAAATCGATGCATAACTTGTCTAGTAGAAGTAATTTGCTCACCAAAATATGATAAATATTGATTGGCAGTATCGTAAGACACATTACCCATATCTATCGAACCATCCGTATTTTCTAACTGATATTCACTACTCTGAGGAGCAAAATAAGAAAGAATGTGATTGTTGTCAATATCAATTGGAGTTGTGAACTCAAAGTTATTTCCAGCTTTCACGTACACAAGGATGTCAACTGATGATGTAGCTACAGGAGCAGTCAATACATTTTGAACTCGCACAGTCAGAAAACCATTATCTCTAATGTATGAATGCGACAAAGCCGGCGTTGCTGATGTACTCCAGTACGTTGCATTGGAACCAACTTCCAAAAATTGCACAGCTTGTTGATATGGTAATGTAAATTCAATCTCACGTTTCTCACCGATATCCAAGATAGCAGTTTGAACAACATTACTAGTACTCGCATTAGATATAATGTTGTAACCAGAAGTACTATTGCCTGCCGGATCGAAACTAATCTTCAATTTTCCTTTGTGATACTTAGAAGCAATAACTCGCAACGTCACAACAATATCACCTCTCCAATATTTAAACATCTTACTTAACCAGGCCATGGGAACAGATTGGTATAACGTACCGCCTGTGACAGATGTTGATGCAAAATAATTTGGAGTAGCAACGCAAGAAAACTTAATAGTATCCACTGTATCTGCTGTGGTCCATGTAGAGGTACATAAATATGATTCTCTTTGAACTATAGATGAAATAAGCATCTCATCATGACCATCAGGCAATCCCACAATACGAGGATCAACACTCAATTCATTTTTTGGATCAAGAGTCAATTTCTCAATTGGGAAGCCAATTTCAGATGTCGCAAGCTTTGGAAATGCTTCAGGTCGCAAAGGCTTCGAATCTTCTATCACAGGGACATTGGTAAACCCAAACAAACTGGCGATTTTCCCTATAGCTGAAGCTCCTATGCGTGTTGCTGTAGCAAACGTTCCAATCACTGGCATACTCTCAAGTTTACCAGCAATGTTAGCTACCCAAGAAGCAGGTTTAGAAACACATCCTTCTCCATACTCATCAGATTGAGCAGCATACCCTGTAGAGGCTCCAACCAACTCCAGATTTTCTATCCATGCATATGTGCTAACAGAAATGCCGGCAGTAGAAACACCATTGGCACTTCGGAGTGGAGCATATACATCGAATCGCATATTACCTAGTCCTTCCAAGACATAGAGTAGTTGTAACTCGGCGTAATTCTTGTTATACAAGAAAGGCAACACCATCTCGAAAGTATCCCCATTCGCTGGATCAACTCGAAAACCCGGTCGCTGCGATCGTGGAATCAATTGAAGACTACTAGCGTCATTAACAATATTATCTGACTTCAATGATGTATATGGTCGATAATTTGCATAAACCATACCATAATAAAATGGGGAGGCACTCAGTTGCACCTTTAGATGCAAGTCACCGCGAATAAAAGCATAATTGTTTAACTTATTACTCACGAATTGAGAAGTGGCCCAATCCGCCCAGGGATTGAAATTGGTTGATGTCCCAACTGGATCAGATTCATTCCATGTCCACTGATTAATACGTACAGGACGCATAAGCCATTTTGCCAATTGTGTGTTTGTGGTACTCAAACGAGATGTGTTTTTGGTATTGGAACCAGTAATATCCATCTCTTGACGTTCGACAAACGTTACTAAACCAGCAACATTTTCTTTGCTTTCAGCAACAGTTTCATCAGAAACGTCCGCTTGAGAAGACCACAAATGGAAGCCCACTCCTCTGTAGCGATTATACACCTCTTCATCATCGCTACTGGATGAAGAGACCGACCGCACGGGGGTCGGTACCGACACATGCTCTGGTGCAAGTGTACAACATACGGACTTTACACGGAGTCCGCGACCTAAAAATGTTTGACCTATCAGTTCATACATTCCTTTGGCCGATAAAACCTCGGAACGGTTTAAAGTTGTCTCTTCGCATACGAGTGGAATTGCGTCAACCACAAGGCTTTGAGGGGTGTGCTCCCGCAAGGAGAATTTCAGTGCATTCTCCACATCATTGTATTTCATCCAAAAATCATAAACCATATCATAATAATTGGGAAAAGTGCTGTCTTGCACCCAGGATTTGAGACCACAATCCTCTACAAGTTGATGAAAAAATTTTTGTTTTTCCTCAAAGATCTTCTTTCCATGATAGAAATATTCTCTCTGAGCGGTCTCGATCACATTCATGGCATGAGCCTCTGCTGCCATATCGTCCTTCGGAAGTCTCGCGGTTAACATCTTATGGAAAGATGATTCATCCAAAGGAGCAACAATACACCCTATATCACTATCGAATCGAAAAGCTCTCTTAAGAAACGTAGTATCATCAATGTGAATAAAAGGTACACTTGCAGCCTCTTTCTCGGCCATTGTGTAATCCACTCCAATACACTTCATTGCCATAGCAATTCTCGTATGATTGAAGTTTGGGCAATCTAAGCTCACCCCCATAATATTGTCATCGCCATACGTTGCTAACCTTACATTATCTTGAAAACTATCTAAAGATTTACCCGATATAAGTAAGTAAGCATATCTCATGTATAAACTATTGACGAGACAATTGATGATTACGGTTAATGGATGTCCAGAAGGATTTCCCTGAATCTCTATGAGATCACCATTGAAATCAATACAAGGAAACGCTGTATCTTGAGCAATGCATCGAATGTATCGCAGATCTTCATCAGGCCAACCAGCAGATTTTGCTAGTCTCTCTAAGATATTGAAAGCGGATAGGATAAATGGAGCAGCCATTCGTTTGTCAAACTTACCATAGTCTCCTGCTATCATCCTATCTTTACCAAAGACAGTCAGGTAATTGTATAAATCCCTCCATTCAGTGGATTGAGCAACAACGCCAGGCATAGCTTCAAAGATAAAAGTATTATTTTGAATCAATCTGATATGTGATAATAAGTATTTGCGAACAACAATGGACCAAGCAAATTCCCCTCCTGTAAAAACGCGAGTTTTTCCACTGGCAATCTTCTTAAGGGAAACTGGTTCATCCTTCAAATGACCACAAAATTGTGGATGGTACCGGGTATTAGCATCATAACATGCTTCAATGTCAGCAACACGATTTAGGATAACATCATCAACAGAAATAATTCTACCAAATTCATCTTCCGTAATGAAGTTTTGTTTTGATCTTTTGAATGGGTTGCCCGCACTGGTTTTACTATTGAGTTTATCAACGTACGTAACACCTGGCACACCATTAAGAGCGACATCCATCGTGTAGACCTCTAGCATAGATATCTTGTCACCTAATTTTGAAATAATATCATTGAAGAAAGCATCTTCACATTTCCTAATATTCTCATTCAAATAACAATGAACTGGAGTAGTCATATCTTTTATGGCAAGATGCCAAGGTTGCCAATCCATTTTGGGTGGACCAAAATCATTCCTGTAACCATGCTGGGTAACATAATCACAAATGTAGTTAGGTTCGACATGAGACTTATGCTTAGGTCTATAACCCACAAAACTACCATAGACTTTTGCTGTACCTTTGTCCAAAAAACGGATGCATGATTTAGAATGAAGATCTGTCATCAATACTCGATCATATCCAGGGGCAGAGATAGGGAGAACACCTTCATGGACTTGAGGTTCAAAGCGATTAATGGCATCATTCAACATCTTTTGAGATAAATGTTGCATACAAATACCACCATTAGGAGCACCACTCGTGTGTGATCCAAATATCACTTTTCCTTCACCCACTTCAACCAAACACAATGAACCACAATCACCAACTTGTGTTGGGCGTATTGCTGTACCAAAATATCCAGGAACTCCAAACACAGGACATGAGCCCTTATGTATATTATCCACTTGAAGTTGTGTGATTGAACCACATCTCGATCTCATAATATATTTGCCCTTATAGCGACCTTTGAGTAGAGGATCGAGAGGAAAGTATTGCAAGATACTCCTACCTGGAGGAATACATCTCAACTGGATCAACACAGCATCCGTATCTGGGATTTCAATGAAATCTGATGATGAGAAAGCAACATCTCTGACATTCTTGGAAACGTTCTTTTCTGTATTGTCCCAAATAACGTCCAAATTTCCACATTCGGCCTTAACTGAGTGCTTATTAAGCAACCACAAATTACCATGAATATTGACTCCAGTAGTGTGCACACCACGCCCCAAAGTAGGAAAACGGAGGTGGAATGCAGCAGTATTAGTAGAGATCAATTTTTCAAGGATATCACCTTGGGAACATTTCGATGCGCCAGATATGACACACTCTGTCACAGCATAAGGATCATGGTAATAAAATGTAGGTTTCTCAACCACCAAAGGTTTAGGTATACTACCCTCATTACCTTGCATTCGCATGATATTGAATCTTCCTAAAGGAGTGTCAACGCATAGTTCATCATTGACGGCTAGTTGCGCTAATTCATCAATAGGAGATACTGGATCATCTGTTCGTGGAATTTTCTTCACAGCAAAAGCGGCGTTCTCACTATCAACTTTCACATCTTGAGTTTTGAGATACTCTGCAAAAGCAACAGTGTCTTTCTTCATCTCGCTATCTCTGACGTACATACGCCACAAAGATCTGAGTGATAAAAGAGTGGCTGGCAAAGCCAATAGAACACCAAGACCATATAAATGATTTCTTTTGATCTTAATTTTGCTTGCTCTCTCACCTCCAATTCTGAAGATTAGACGCCACGTGTCAATTTCATTTCCACAAACAGAAAACATCATTCGATATTTCCACAAATAACCATAACGATACTGATAATAGTAATGGAGAATTTGTGGTGAGTGACGCACCAAGAAATAGGAAGCGATGAAGAATAAAATGGTGAACAAGGTAAGATAAAAGTTGAAATAACTACACAGTAAATATGAAGCTAATCCATACCATTTCCATTGCAAGATTTCTTCTTCATACTCATCGAAATCGAATCTATCACCTTCGATAATCCTTGAGTAGGCCCATAATTTGGCTTTGTAAACGGAATTGAAATCCTCTACGCAAACCTGCTCAGTGCAACAACAATTCCCAAGAGTGAGTTCGCATACACCACATCTGGAATAACGATGCTCCCATTGGGTATTGCATAAGCACTCTAACGTGACTCGCTTACAACCTTTACACACTGAAACCTCTGACATTGTTTGGGCAGCTCGATCAGCCTTAGCTTGAGCCGCTGCATGTTCCTCGGCAACATATATGTACCATTGCAAAAATGAGTGAATATCCTCAAATGATTCAATTTTCTCATATCGCGTACGCTGATTGTCTTTAGCAATTTCAGACTCTGGCATAGGCACAAAAATGTCGAAGTTCCAAATGTCCATATATTGACCATCAGCAGTAGGTGGAATCTTCTTAGAATCAACCATAAAACCGTTCTTCACATACTCTGGTTTCACTGTCGGTGTAACGACAAAACTTAATCGACGAGCAATAGCAAATGGACAAGCAAAATATGCGTGCAAATTCAAATGTCTTGTATTGGTAGTAGCAATCAATAATTCCGCTTTGACAGGAGTTCGACCTTTATCTTCCAAAGCTGCTTGTGGAGGAGTGTATGGAACAGAATTCTTAACCTGCAAAAGTTCCGTTAGTGTGGGATCAACATCACCAGTTGGAGCTAAAAAAGCTATATCATCCATAACAATACACCATTGAGTGGAATCAAAACCGGACCAGTACTCATCAGTTGGACAACGAGTGTAGCGATAACTATCATCAATTGGGAGATCAAAACACTTACCATAGTGTTTGAACATGATTTCAGTTAGCTTACTCTTTGCAATGTGGGATGAACCGTGAATAAGTATCCCGAAAGGATCTTTCCGTGGCTGCTGAGCCGATCTGCGAGTGGTCTCTTCTGCTTCTAAGAGTTGTAATTCCATCAGAGTTTTTTGCAGAAATAGCTTCTCTCCCTTATCCAATCCACCTGTGAATTTGACAATGGCTTTACCCTTCTCAATGGCATCCTTCAATTCGGCAACGAATTTAAATCGATTGATACCATGTGGTGCAGGATTAGATAAAAACTTACTTTGCATCTTTAATTTCTGAGCAGTGGTCAACCATTTATCATATGACGAACCGCTGTGTACAAATTTGTCAAAGTTTCCAGTCTTGAAATAATCATATCCTGCCTCACACACAAAGACAATGGTATCTAACATAGCATGAACCATATCAAATCCAGGTTTATGAGCTCGCTTCAGGGATTCTTCCTCAAACTTGTCGAATTGTAAACTCTTGAAGTTAATATTGGTCCCTTTCAGTAAACCATTGCAAAGCAAATACATAAAGAACTTGTGAAGCTTCTTGTAGATTGGTAGCTCTTTCAGTTTGTCATACGTACTAAGTGCACCTCTCATTTGAGCAAACCCTCTCTCCACTGAATCGTCATCGTCATCACCTTGAGGTTCAAAATCCATAGATCTCAATATATCTTCTTCAGACAAGTTGTCAGCTTGACTTTTAAAGAGTGAATCTGAGATCTCAAGTAAAGTACCAACAAATGTCACAGCCATACCACGTAATTTGCAAAAATTGACCAATGCAACACAACGGTCAGTATTATTGCGACTGCGAATAAAATGGAAAAAAAGTAAACCTACATCTTCTATCAAGTTGATTTGAGCATCATACTTTCCAGTAATGTTTAAGTGGCGACCAAGAAATGATCGTCCCAAATGTTCACCATTGTTAATCCAATTTTTGAAGCGTAGTTGTAATTCACTTATGATAACTCCGCTCATCAAGGATTGAGGTTCGAACTCACAGTCCTTACACGAATTTCTGTAAAAAATCACAGATTCCGGGTAATCCATCAATTTTTGACTATTTTCACAATTGTGACAATATTCAAAAATACCAAATTCCAATTTTACTTTATCTTCGATTATTGCGGGAAGCGCACGCGATAAAGTGGGTGTGGTGTCAATCATGTAAAGATCACCACATTGTTGAGATTGAGGTCCGGGGTTAGACTCGATGCATTCACGAGTCAAATCCCTCTCCCATTCTCCTTCACTCACTCTAGATAAACCAGAATTAGTGGGAATGATTCCTGAGCGAGCACCGATCATGTAACGGTAATCTCGCTTCATACGTCTAATCATACGTTGCATCAAATTATGCTTCATATGTTGAACATATTTTTCTTGCCCTGGGGCAACACTCTTAATCACGATATCCTTGTGAGCATTGAGATACTCACGCGAATGGTGATTCTTCTCTAGATACATTTTATCATAGAGGAACGTTTCTTCTTGCACATCAACCAAGCTATTCTCCTTGGGGTGAGGATTCTGCATATCCTGGCAGTCCAGCATCGTATTCTCGTAAATTGTGACCATAATGTTGTAGGATTTAAAAGAAGGAATTTAACCATATTCAAATGGGCAAAGCATCAGATTGCGCTAATTCCGTTTTGTAAAAACGGACAAAACTAGCTCCGATTTAAAGTGCGTGGTAGCCTTACACTTGCATCACAAGCCAACCGTAGTCAGCAAGGTCAGTCCATACAGTTTCTTATAAACTTGTCGAGAAAAGTCTGCGGAGTATTGTACACTGGCGTACAATATCCTTACCCTGTTAGTTAGGCGGGATCCAGAGCCAAAACCTTTTAAAGTCTGGTAGGCGCGGACGGGGTGGTATTGGTAACCACTGGGTTTGAGTTTGTGAGTACTGGCACTCACGAAATGGTATTGGTAACCATAAGTACACTATCTAGTGCGGGGTTCAACCAGAAAAATTCCGGAAGCGCTGCCAAAGTGGCAGCGGTGGGTCGCTTTTACATAGCACATCCACACATTTTTATTTATATCTAGCACAGTTCAGTGGAACTAGTACATCATAGATATCAGGATAAAATAGCATCTTTAGAACGCCTGAAAATAGAGATCGTCGGAAAACCGACGTTCAATCTAAATTCTTAAAAACCTGCTTCAACTTAACACAACTAGGTGTTGAAGTACCTATCGACAGTACTCAGAGATAAGGTATTTTCTGAGTATAGAGAGTATTGGTAACTCTCGATTGAGTTGACGGGGTGTGATTCCGATAATCACGAGTTAGAAACGTCGTTTCTAGCCAAAAATTGACTTCTTCTGAACGCATTTAAGTTAGAGCTAAGGTAGCTCCAAATTGAGGTAGCACAGTGAATGACACATGAATCTTTCGATCCAATGTGGCATTATGTTTCTTCGTTACAATTTGAATTCTTCGTTATAGATAAC